CCCAGCCATTCGCTCCTCAAGCATCTTGATTCTGTGGATGGCCGCTGGCAATACTAGGTGAGCCGTAAGCATGGAGTTCAAGGGCAACCCGCTTTCACCCAATCTTCTCGGCACTTGTAGCCCATCACCTTGTAGGTGGGCGGTGAGTAGCAACTATTCCGGTGGTTATCATTCATTGGCTGATTCCCTTTCTTGGTTGTGGTTTGATTCCTTCGCTGACAATTTCTAGCGCAAGCTCTCCAATCCTTAACAGGGGTCTTGCCCCCAATCTTCCATCCGTTGCTTTCGTAGTAATCAAAAGCCGACTCTGCATCAGTTGTCCCCCATCCGATTTCCTTTGCATATGCAGACCAATCAGAGCGAGTGGGGCGTAAGCCCTCTCTTACTATCTTACTCTTATTGTAACTCTTATTCTGTACGATGGATGGTTCATCTTTGGCTGATAGATGGGTCATAGATGGCTCATCTATGGTGCATCTATGGTTCATCCTTGAGGCATAGCCCTCTGCCTTTTGGTTCATCTTCACCAGTCCTTTCTCGATGCCAGAGTGATAGATAGCTCCGTCTTTTCGGGTGAAAACACCAGCGGTTTCTAGTTCAGCGAGGAGCTTGGTCGCATCCTCCCCTACCATTCTACCGATCTGTTCCGTGGTCGGGGTGATTCCGTTGATGACTAGCCGCCCCCCCTCGTTGGCTTTGTAGGCTAGGCAGAGCAAGTGAATCCACAAACCCTTCGCACCAAGGCTCACCAAGGCTAGCTTCTCATTCGATAGCCAGCGGTTAGGCTCAAAGGCAAACCAGAAATTATCTCTCTTCATTTGCGCTTCTCCTTGTCCCGCTCCCGGTAGGTTTTGGCTCTAGCCAATAGTTCCTTTGTGACCTTGTGCGAGTAGTCGAGGTGGGTGCGAACATCCTTGAACGCCTCTCTTTGTGCAGGGGTGAGGGATTGGAATAGTTCCTTTACTCGGCTTGATAGGTTTTTGTGGAGGTCTCCGACTAGTGCCAATCGCTTAACGCTCATCGTTCCACCACTTTCTTAGTACATCCCAAAACAGGCCGAGCAAAAATAGCACCCCAAGAAAAACGCCGAATGAAAGCCCTATCAATATTCCAAGCTCGACTAGTAGCTTGGCGGTGGATAAAAGGAAACTTATCATTTGGGTGGGAGCGGCCACGCCGCCCATTGACTAACCCTCGTAGCCACTTGCCAATCGCCAACATAGAAGTGCGGTTCAATATACCGCCCTCCCAATATTTCGCCGTCTCGATCAAGTAAGATTTTCGCATAGTTGTCCGGTCTTTCTTTTGTTGATTGCCATTGAAGCATCGTCCACTTCACTTTCGGAATCTGAACATCAATCGACATTGGGTGCGAGCCTCCTTATGGCCAGCACGATATCGTTGAGTATGTCCTTTATCACTTGGTCTTCCGTGCCGTCTGCTATCTGTTGAACTAGCTCGGCACATCGACTCCGTTCATTGGCCTCTGCCAACCTCAAGCCCTCCCGCAGAATTGCGGAAAGGTCGGGGAGGAGAGTTGCCCCTATTGATAATGTTTTTGGAACCTCAGAATGGAATTGCATCTTTTTTATCCTCTTCTGCCAATATCTCGCTAATGATTTGGTTTCGGATTAGGTCGTTCGTGTATGGCTTTCCGTCTGCGGCGGGTTTCAATTCTTGCTTCAACAACCAATCGAGATAGTCCAATCCTTTACCGCTGGGGAACTTAGCTATCTCTCGGAGACTCGAACCCTTGTGCTTGCCGAACTTCAATACCATGTCCCGCTTTTCTGTAGCGGGTGATTGCTCGCTCACCAACTGAGCCGTGATCTCGGCCACTTCTGCTTTCGTTATCTTGGCGGGAGGTGCTTCGTTCTTGTGGGTGTTCAGCGGTTCGTTATCGAACCCGCCGTGAGGAACTTCCTCTGCCGGAGTCGTGCTTAGGTTGCGGTCAATCAGAACTACAATATGAGCAAAGGCAGAGCGGCAGGCCCGACTGATTGCCCTCGTCTGCACCATAGCTCTCCGTGCATAGACCGGACGCTTGCTCCACATATCCTCGTCATCCCCCAAGAACCCTTCGGCTTGAGAAATCACTTGGCCTGTGTCCATTCGCTTCACCTCACCGATACACCGATAGCCGTCCTCAACACGCTCAACATCTCGGGCAGAGGCCACGCATCCGTGAGCGATGGCGATTGATTGCCAGCCCTCAACTCGGACATATCGCTTTACCCCGATCTGTTGTGCAGTTGCGTTTACGATCTCCCTGCATACGCTAGCCACATCCGTAGCCTGTCGCATATAGTTAAGCACTCCGTTGGAGTGGCCTAACCCTTGGTCATTCTTTACAATCATCTGTTCATTCATTGGTTGGTTGTTCCTTTGGGTTCAATAGTTGGGGTGGCTGTTATAGTGTCCGTATTCCTCACGCTCTCGCCGAACTGAGTCGGGGAAGCGCATGAAAGAAAAGTCTTTCTTCTGGTCATGCTCCGTATCGGGAATGGACTCTGCTTTGATTTCCGTCTTTGGTTCTGTCGTTGCTTTTGTATTCTTTGGTTTTTTCATTTGGTTGTTCCTTTGTTTATGGTTTCTACTATCGGGTTAAGCCATTTGTGGGAGATGTCGTGGGAGGGTATGCGAAAAACTAGGATGCCTTTGGAGGCGGCGAGGTTGTATTTTTCCATGTCCCGCAAGAATCCTCCGGGTCGTAGGTGACGGCCTCGGATAAACACCCCGCCCTCCAACTCAACGGCCACCTTCAATCCATTCGACTCCACATAGAAGTCGAATCGGAACTTCCGCTTTGCATCAAACTTAAACTCTGGCGTGAGCTTCGGGCCACGGAGAACCATCCAAAGCAACTCGAACTTGCCCGAGGGTTTCAATTTCTCCCTGCCCACTCGCCCTTAAAAAATGGAGTTGGATATTTTAGTTGGGTCTGCTGTTCCTGTAATCTGTTGAGCCTATCGAGCGCAAGCAGAAGACAATTCTCTTGCCGTTGTTTTTCGGCGGCACTTTCAGCAAGATACTTGCCGATAACTCTGATGCCATTTATTGAAAGCAACACAAAGAAAACAAGGAGGAAAATTGTCACCAGCGAATCCTCGTCTTATGCCACTCTGGGGAACAATAGGAAGGGTTTGAAATCCAAGGATATTTCTGATCGTCCTTGCTCACGAACCCTTCCCACAATACTTCCCCCGCCTTTTGATTCTGATAGTCCATCTCAGCCCAACACGCTTTGAGTTTGTCGTGATCGAAGCGAGGCATCCGTAAGAGGGCGTTGGCCTTGACCTCATAAGATGCGGGTTCGATCTCTTCGATCAGCTTGAGCCGTTCTGCAATCGGCTTCGGATTGGCTGGGTCGAAAGCGTCAATCAAGATGATTGTTCCCTTTGCCGCCTTTGTCCTCATCCCCATTATCTCGCCATCAATATATCGTGCGTTGATCTCGACTCCCTTGAGTCGTTCCAAAACTAGCTCTGCGTTCTTGGCCTTCACGCCGTGGCGATTCATAACCAATCCGGTAGATTGGTCGAATAAGAATCTCCATCCGTTCGCTTTGGGCTGGTGGATGTGATTGCGATACTCTTTTCCGTACACGCTCACCGCACAAGGAACTGGCCTAGCGGGTTTCGGGGATATCATTTGCGTATTATTCATAGGATTTCTGGGGAGTAAAGATAAATCTTTTACCTTGTGAATATTATTTCCACAATGGCCAGTACCGAGCCAGCCCCGATCACGAGGCCAGCGATATAGTATAGGAGTGGTTTGTTCATTTGGTTTTGCCTTTCTTTGATTCAAGATAAGAGGTCAGAAACTTGCGATCTTTTGTTGATATTTGTTTTCTTTGCTTTAGGTCTGCCACTAGATCGCTAGCGAGCGATTCCATTTTTGCCGTGATTGATTCTAGTTTCATTTGGTTGGTTCTTTCTTTGGTTGATGGTTAGCGTCCATTAAGAAACTTGCAGAACTTGGAGTATTCGAGGGTCGGCATATACACCTCCCCAAGATCGCCCATCTCGGTTGGGCGGGTCACTCGCACTTCGCCGAAGGTGGTTTCGATGTAGCAACTCTCAGCCGCACTATCCTCGAAAACTTTTGAGGCGATAGCACGAATTTGGTTGAGGGTGGAGGGAAGGGTTTCCGTCTTTTCCGCTGTGGTTGTTTCCATATTGCGAATCTATACCACCCCACCCGATCTGTAAAGGATTATTTAATCTTATCTTGACGATTGTTTGTAACTCTTTGATGCTGGGGGCTTTATAGGAGGGGAAATAAGGCGAAAGTATGGGGTTTTGCGGAGATATTTTTGCCTTGGCCCACATCGTAGTGACTCGTTGTGCTTCTTTCGTTGAGCGCAAATAGTTCCCTTGAACTTTTTCATTTCCGCTTTGCCAGCCCGAACCATCTGCGAAATAATTCTCGAAGTTGTGGTGGGTGTGCGGTTAAAAAGTTTTGCTATTTGTTTTGTTGTGAGCCAACCCGGAGGGATTTCTTCTTCATCCCTTTTCAAAATATGATCGGCAAGTGCCTTGACCCACTCGCTACTCATCAGAATGTCTTCATGTTGGTAGGCACGATGAACTTTCCGTTGCGCTCCTTGGCTTGAAACACATCGTGGCCATGTTCGTGAATCAATCCGAAAGCCCAACCATGTTGCCAGCGCAGTCTCCGCATCTGGCCTCTCGTATATGATGGGGTCTTGTTGGAACAGCATCCGATATTGTAAGCCTCTCGGCTATCGAGGCTCACGCTTTTGAAATAGTCGATGGCGTGGGTGTGACCGAACAGAACCGCCCCTGCTCCGTAAGCATCGGCGTGTTGTTTCGCTCCATGCATCGAAGCTCCGTAGCCGTGAACGAATGTAAGCGAGCCGTTCTTGTAAACTCCCGCTGTTGAATCGTAGGGATACATCTTCCCTCTCGTCTCCTTCATTATGGTTTCGATATTGTTGCACCCATCCAGAGCGTAGTCCCTCGCCACTCCGCTCCTTACATTCGTGGACATATCAAAGATGCGTTCATCGTGATTGCCTCTTAGGAATATCCTCTCCTGTCCAAACTTAAAGAACGCCCTCATAAATTCCTCGCCCTCATCCCAATCCCTTTGAAGCGAAGAGGCTTGGTCGGTATCGTCTGCCCCTCGGCGTATCGCTCGAAAATCCCAGTTGTCTCCTATGTTTACCACGAGGTCGGGCTTATAGTCTGCACAAAAAGCAAGCAGAGCCTTGATCGTAGTCGGGTCTTGCTCATCGCCGTGCACATCGCCGGCGGCCACGAACTTTATTGGCTTCACTTAATCCCACCCATCATATCAAAGATTTGTTTGCACGAACTTCTTGCTGTCGTGGCACATAAATCTTGATCCTCCATTCCAAGCCTTGCCAGCTCTAAAATTATTTTGATCTGCCCTCGGAGCGTCATAAGATAGGTCACTTGGTCGATTGATTCTTCTATTGCGTTCTCTGTTACTCGAATGGTGGGCATCGTCCAAAGGGGGCCAGCCTCGCCGTGTTGAGCTTGGCCTTTGCGATACTTAATTTCTATTGCCTCGATCGTTGCAAGTTGAATCTGGCTAAGGTGGTAGGCGTGTTTCTCCGTGAATTCATTACTCGCCACAACCTTCACGCCTGTCATCTTTTTAACGACTAGACCAAGGATTTTTTTTCACAATACTTTTCTTTGCAATTAGTGTCGCTTTCTGTGGAGTGACAAGCTCTCGCCACCCAGAAATCAAAGCATCTTCTAGGTGAGGTTCTTCCCATTCGAGATGTCGAAGCTGATACTTCTCACCTATCTTTTGGCAAATGGCATATGTCTCGGAATCGTCCCATGCGACGATAAACGAGCCTGTAGAGCTTAGGGATAGGGGAACATAGTCTATTGCGTGTGCTCCCTTGCCTTGGTCAATGTGGAGCGATTGCGGGGGTATTCCTCGGGCGTTGGTGACTTTCATCCCTGCCTTTGTTCTTCCTTGGGCATATAACTCTTCTTGCTCCTCGGGCGTTCTGGATGAGCAGTAGATCAGAACCGGAATCTTTTTGCTTATCAGTTCCGAATACCAGCGTGAAACTCTATCCCCGAAACTAGGTTCGAGGTTTTTGATATGTCCCCTCGATCTTTCCGAGGCTTCTTTGATGGTCATTTATTTTCGGCTCTTGCCCTCCACCGCTCCTGTTCTGCGATGGCGTTGCTGAGTGCTTTAAGTGCTTTTGCGTATTGTTCACGAAACTCGGGCTTCACTAGGCCGATGGTTCTTTCGAGTCGATCCCACTCCATAATGAGTTCGGGGATGTCGGCAGGGGAAGGGGCGGTGTAGGTGTAGCTGGTCGAAGCGCAAGAACTAAGGACGAGACCTCCACCAATTATCAAGATCAGCATCACGAACCCTGCGGCGATATTCAATCTCTGCATCATCTCTTTCCGTCCTTGTCTTAGCACGATTTTTAAGCCACCAGAAAACAATCCCAACAACTCCTGCAAGCGAGGCGATGGTGGCCTCAAGCATGGCCTACTTCTTCGAGAACTTGCTGAGGAACGAAACGATCTTGGTGAGGGTCGCTTCTGGCTCGTCACCGGGAATCAGGGAAGCAATCGCAATCACCGCCGATAGCAAGGCAACCAAAGCACCCACCCAAGCAAAGACATCCTGTGACTGAATGAAGGTTAAGATTTGTTGCATAACAAGAGGGGGGTGTCAAAGGCGAGAGCCAGTAGATGTGTCGTATGTGCCATCATAAGACCAATAAGATATTGGGGTGATTGAAAAAGACGAAGCGCCTCCACTTGTTCCGTAGAATGTCATGCCTTCAAAGTCAAATGATTGTTCATAACCAGAATAATTTTGGGAAGTTATTGCAAGCCCCCCACCACCACCATCATCGTATAGTGCGGATATTTGGTAATCTGGAACAATCAAGTTACCATATGAATAGAATTGTCCACCACCGTACCAAGAGCCATTGATCGAGTTTAACGAGGAAGATGACAAAATTGTCCAGCTTGGATTACATACAATATCTTTTTCTTCTAATGCAGAGTTCTCCAAAACAATGCTAAAGGTTAGGGTTGAATCATCTTGGCCTGTGTAAGACCCGGTTATCGAGAATGAGCGCAACACCCAATACATTTTCATTGAATCTTCTACGCTTGCGGCTGTAAAACTAGATGCGCCACCCGAAAAGACTGGAAGGCAAAACGGAAAATAACCGCTGTAGCTAGCGTGTAATACTTTACCCATAGGATGTCTTTAGGGCATCAGCCCCAAGGCTTATTCTAAAACTCGCTTGGCGAGGCTGACCGTGGCCTGTGCGACAACTTGTTCATTCGTTCCGTCAGTCTCAAACACTTCCATCAGAATATCCTTTTGGGTTGCTGTGGACAGGATGGCGTTAGCTGAGGCAGTTGTGATGTTAAAGGTTAGGTCTAACTGATTTCTTTGTAACTGTAAGGATTGTGGTATGGGAGGCTTGGGGAAAATAATTGCTGGGTTATTTGTAAAGCCATAACCCCTATCCAAAACATTGATATTTTGCAACTGCCCATTCTGTATTGTCGGATTATCTAATCTAACACCAAGTCCAGTTGCGTCTTGTATTGTTGCGCTATAATTGTTGCTGGTATAATAAGAGCCAGCACAAGTGATAGAAATAGAGGAAATAATAGACCCCGCTGGCGTTGGGACAGAAATGGCTGGTGCTGAAGTATATCCTTCGCCGCTTTCGACAATTACATAGTTACCGCTAAGGTTGTTATCAACAATATAATTTACCTTGGCGGTCTGTCCTCCAACGGGGGCTGTGCCAACCGTGGCCTCGTATGTTCCCGGTGCATACCCAGCCCCCATAGTCGTTATGGCTACTGACGAAAGCAAGCCATTAGGTGCGTCTGGGCTTGGTGCGGTAACAATAGGCACAGAGGTATATCCTGCACCAGCATTGACTATCTGAAATACATATTTTGATTCTGATTCTTTAATAAGATTTGCAACTGCATTTCCCCCCGATTGTGGGCTTTGTTGGATTTGCAATGAGTAGGCTTGTCCAACCTTATATCCGTTGGGACTATTTTGCAATTCAAGGGTATTTAAGAATCCAGACTCTAATCTCCTATCTGGGTCTGGTGCTGTGGCAACTTGCGTTGTTTGATAGCCAAAGCCGGGGTTTTCAATAACTACGCTTACAGACCCAGAGCTAGATTGCGTGAACAGAACAGAGGCTTGCCCTCCGTCTATTGGGCTGGTCGGAACAGAAAGAGAGAATGATTGCCCTATGGAATATCCTTGAGGTTGAGTTAAAACAGAAACACTTTTTACTTGCCCACTAATAAAGTTTGGTGCTGGGGCGGTTACAATAGGAGCAGAGGTGTATCCGCTACCACCACCTACAACTACAATTTGAGATTTTGTCCCCCCCCTACTCACAATTAAATCTATTTGTGCCGCCGTTCCGGAGGCGGGGGATTGCACAGAACAGCTATATGTCCCATCTGAATACGAGGCTGGCGCATTAAGCAGGGTGGCAGAACGAACTAGGCCAAGAGTTTGAACGGTTTGAAATCCAATGTTTACGCTTTTTGTGTATCCAACTCCACCGCTTCCTAGCAGATATTGAACAGAGGCTGGGCCGGGTCGAGTTGTAATAGAGGCGGGTTGCGAGAAGGGCGAATCAATAAATCCAAGATTGAAAGTAGCTGGCATAGTATAGACAGTTGCCCCACTATACTCAAAGATAACTGGGTCGCTGGTTAGTGTGCCTAACTCAACAATATCAAACCCCTCTCTATATGTGGATGGATACCCCGCCCCTGCATCTAATAGCCTAAACTCTGGCGTAAATCTGCCTCCTCCAAAGTCTTGAAAGCCAAATTCTGAGCCGTTAACGCCTATATCTACAACAGCTACTTGATACGATGTGTCTCTAGGCGGGATTACAATTTCCATAACTGCGTATCGGGTCGGAGCAAAATTCCTATTTTTTGGAACAATGGCAACTCGTGCGCTTTTGCCAGCAAATTTTTCGTGTTGTGGGTTGGCATATTGATCTGGGGTATTTCTAATGGTGCTTAAAATTTGCTTGCTGGTAGGCGTTGCGTTTATATTCAAAAGTCTTTGGGGATTTATTGTCCCAATAATTGCAACGCCGTACATAAGCACAGGCGTTCCACGGGGAAAATATGTGGCGTATGCCTCTGATGTAATTTGACCGCCGCTGGGCAAGCCAGAAGATTCTGCTGGTCTAAATACTCTGGTTTGCTGGGGATCAAATATTGACCCAGTTACAACAACCCCAATATTATTTAATAATTGTGTGCCATACCTAATAACTTTTGCGGTATTCCTCCGAAGTTCTGCTTTATCGTTGCCTCTTGAACTGAAATTCTGATTGAGGCCTCCAAATCTGCCACCATCCCGCCCCAGCCCACCAGTAATAAATTTACACATATCGGGGAAAATGCCCGACCCATTCCCAAACCTAACATTAAGGCCGCCAAGATTGATCTTTGTTGCGGTTTCAGAAAAGGTGGTTACTGGAGTTCTAATCATTCTCCCAAATTCGCCACCTCCAACAATAGTTTTATCAACAACGCTAGAGTACCATGCATTTACATCAGTCGTTTGACCTTCACTAAACCCCACCCTTGCAACAGGCAAGAACGCTAGAATATCGTCGTGCGATACGGTTGGAGTGGTTGTTGTAGAATATCCATATCCCACATCAGTAATCGTGGTTCTCCATAAAGTACCCGACCCAGTATATGCTATTGAGGCAACTGGTCTTTTGGATGTCGGGGGTGTTTGTGCACCATCTGGGTCGCTAAATATAAGAGAGGTTTCGTTTGTGTTTACTCCCTTACACCCCAGATCAACAATCCCTGTGCCAGTTGCATATAACGATCTTGTTGGTCTAAAAAGCGTTACAGCCGGAGCGGAAAGATAACTAAACCCCCCGCTTGTAATTGTTACTGACTGAATAAATCCTCCGCTTGCTACGACAGTTGCTACAGCAGTTCCCGGTGTTGGCGCATCAAGGGTGACGCTGGGTGCAGTTAAATAGTTAGTTCCTCCATTAGTAATAGTTATTTTATTGATTGAGCCATTAAGTGAAGATGCAGTTGCCGCCGCCGAAGTTCCAGTTGTTGCGCTAAATACTAAATTAAATGGCCCAACTCCGTAACCAAAACCGCCAGTCACGATTGATATTGTTGTAACTACGCCAGCCAATACTGTCGCAGTAAAAGTAGCTCCCGCAGTTGTAGGTGATGCTATATTTAGGCTGTATGTTCCGCTTGGATAACCAGAACCTCTATTTACAATATCTAAATCAACAAGCTCACCGCCAAGTATGCCCGAGGAAAATGTTGCCGTTACTGTGGTTCGAAGTCCTTGTGCCAAATCTGGGTTAATCAATATTTGGTTTTCTGCAAACTCGTAGCTGTTAGCAATATTAACGCCACCAACGCCAGAATCTATATATCCAAGTGGCCTAGTAATAATGCTGGGGGTTGGTATTACAAACCCCGCTGTAACACTTGCTGTGACTGGTGCAACATAATCAACATTTAATCCAAAGATTCCTGTTACTATTGGGAAAGTTGCTATGGAAGAAATCAGATTTGCGGTAACTGGCGTGTAGGTAAATATCCGAGCCGAACCAACTGTCCTAGATGCTGGTGATGTGACTATTGTTGCAGTAGCCCTAATCGTGCTGATCGGCTGTGTGCTTGCGGCTTGACCATCTGCTAATTTTAATGCTGAGGTTCCGAGTCTAGCCTTAAAAGAACTATCATCTGCTGGTTGCTTTGAGCTAACAACATTTTTAACCACTTGAAGAACGTTAATTTTTATATTTCTTTGTTCGTCGGAATAAATAGTTGGCTTTGTAATGGGAATTGCACTTGCACCATCTAAGAATCTCCCACTCGCAACATCCAGAAATAGCTCTTGAGAGTTCACTTTAGTCTAGTTCCTTGTCAATTTACCTACCCAAGACCGTGATTGTGTCGGGAGTTCCGTTGCTACATACCGTAAGGGTGATTTCTCTAAACCCAGCCACCCCTCCCCCAACATTTGCTCCTGCCGTAGCAGATATTACATAGCTTCCATCAGTTACCTTGATTGTGATGTTGTCCCCAGCTATCGGGGTTCGTTGCTTTACGGCGGTCTCCATGTCGTGCAGATAGGTTTTTGTGATAAGCCCATTATCGGCCAATATCGGAACGCCAACAAAGGATGTTCCTGTTCCATTTTTCATAGGATTGCTTGCATCTGACCCTTGGTTGCCGAGGCTCGCACCCGATATAATCCGCCAGCCTTCTCAACGGACGAGCCAGTTATGTTTATTGCATTAACATCTATGCCAAAGCCGAAGACTGGGTATTGAACCGTGCCAATTATGGCTGTTGTGCTTGGCTTGTTCCGAATGACTTGCACCTCTAGGTTGGCCACAAAAGCCCTCACTTGATTCTGTACGGCAGTTATATCTTCGCTTTGGCTGTTTGTCGTAATAGTGGCTGTTGGAGAAAGCCATTCGCACACATAGTTAATTGCGGCATCTAGGGCTGGTAGCTGAACAAACCCGCTCACGATCTCCTTTTGGTATTGGTAGCTTGTTTCTAGTACATAAAGAGAGTTGTCCCCAGTACCGCCCTCTGCCGAAACTTCTAGTCGATAAAGCCCTGTGCCTGTATCCCCCGCTATGTGACTCATGTTTCTACGAACAACTCGGAAGTTGCCCGGAGGCTGGTCTGGCACTCCGCTTAGATTTTCGTCTAGTGAAAAACTTGAACTAAGGGCAGAGAACGAGCCAACAACGGAAAACTGGAAGGACGAAATCCCATCACGCCCATTGTCTGTTGTGATGTCTGGTTCGTATTCAAAAGATGTAATGTTTGATAAAATTGTGGCTGACATATTGTTTCCTTATTTTGCAACAGCGGCTGGTATTTTGCTTGAGAGTGCTTCGATTGCTTTAAGCAGGGCTGAAAATGCTTCTTCCTTGGGTGCTTTCACTCCTTTTGTTTCCATCCCAAAGGGCTTCCTCTGATCTTCAAATCTTTGAGCGGCGTTTGTTGCGGCCAGCTCGGCTGGGTTCACGCCAGTTCGTTGTCCTTGAATCTGCTCCATAAGACTAGGAGCATTTGCGGCCGCTTGTTGGGCGGCGAGCTTCTCTCTGTCTCTTTGCTGCCCAACTCGCATTGGCCCAAGCGATCCTCCCTGAACTTCAGTTCCTGTAAGCTGATCTGCGGTGCGAGCGTTTTCAGTCTTTAGCTCTCTCTCTCGCCTTTTTGTGGCCGTGGCCATCGCTTGCCTACCCGCTGGGGTTGCTCCAAGTACTCCCCCAACCGCCTCTCTTGCGGTTTCTTTCTTTTGTTTGTTTTCATCTCTAGTCCTTACCGCATCTCTTAAAAGTCTTGAGAATTTTCTATCATCAGCATCGCTCTCCATCCTAATCTTTTCGTCTAGGTTGTAGCGCTCTTCCCTATAAATTCTTTTATTGTTATCTATCTTTCTCTGCACTCGTTCTTGCTCTGTCTTTTTCTCTCTTGCCTCTGATTGGTTCGCCAACTTTTGTTCTGCATCAAAAACCATTTTATCAAACTTGATCTGTTCCTCCGCGCTTTTCTTGGATTGTCTATCTAGCTCTGCCCCTCGGTCTCTTGCAAACTTTGATGCACTTGCGCTACTAAACTCCTCTCGGGCTTGTGGGTCTTTTATGCTTTCTTGGAATTTCTGCCTTTCCCTATATTGTTGGCTAATTTCCTCTAGCTTTTTCCCTTCTTCATCTAGCCCAGACAACCTTTCTTCGTTTATGTTCTGGCTTATCATTCCAGCCGCAAGCTCTAAATCCCTTAGTCGTTGTTGCGATTGCTGTAATTCTTCGATGGATTTTCTTGTTCCAGTTATACCAGCAATAAAGTTCTTAAGTGGGCTTCGGTCTAGCTCGGCCAATGTTTCGGTTATCGATGATATGTTTGCCTCTAGTCCTTTGACTTGTGATTGAGCCTCGGCAAGACTGATCGCACCACCCGCATTGTCTATGTCTTGAAATGCCTTAGATGCGGATTGGGCAACCCCCCTTGCAATCTCTCCCATCTTTTCAATTTGATCTGTAAAGATTTTAACAGAACCAACTGCGACAGCCCCGACAAGAGATTTTCCTATAATGTGGGCAAGACTATCAGCCGCCCCAGCCGCTACATCTGCCCCAGTTCGTGCCTCTGCTAGTGTTCGGCTGAAATTGCTAAATGCTCCCCTTGCTTTCTCCCCACTTATATGAAGTCTTTTAACTGCATTTGCCGTATCGTTGACGGCCTTGTCTGCTCCTCTGTTGTCCCCTCGAACCCTAAGCATTAGTTCTTGTGATGCGTCTGCCATATTACAACCCTATCTTGTCACTTGATTCTTTGTTTTTTCTTCCAAGATATACATTCATGTCTTTCATAACTTTCTGTACTGCCTCAGCAAGTCCGGGGCCACCGATCTTAACCGCCCCAGATATGGCTCTCTTCCTTACTGGATAAAATCTAGTGTCCTTATCGCCGGCACGATTAAAAATAATGCCTTCCATCAATGCTTTTTTGTTGTCTGCTTTTGTTCCCCCACCAAGCCTCATTATTGCTTGCTTGCTATAATCACCCCTTGTAAGAGACGCTTTCTTGCCAAATACGGAGGCCGCCGCCGCCCATCCGTTCCTTATATAGTTAACAGACCGCTTGCGACCAGCTACGAGCCTTCTTGCTAGATGGCCAATCGTGGTTGGTTTTCCACCCATTCCAAGCCCACCCACCCCAATTTTCGTTTTCCCAAGAGTTGCAAGCCCTCTATTTTTAAGCAACCAATTTACTAGCTTGTATGTTCCAGCATAGCTTTCGTTTCTTGCAAAAAATTTCTTGGTTTCTCCAATTTTGCGTTTTATGATTTTACCATTCTTACCAACTCCGATAGGCTTATAGATGCCCTTGGTTTTTACAGAAGAAACAATGCGCTCTAGTTCAGAAGCTATTTGTGCTGAGTTACTTCGGTATGTTGTCCCAATGGCTGTAATTGCTACATCGCCAAGTTTGCTATTGATAACATCGGCCATATTCTTTCGGCTTACACTTTGATATTGTTGTAGTTTATGAGCAAATTGAGCTTGGTTCAAAAGGTCAATCGTTATCATATATCATTTCTCTCCGTCAAGAATAGTATCTATAATGCTATTAGCACCAACGCTTTGTCTCCTAACCTCGAAGCCTTTGTTGATCATAATGGCGTGTTCAATTTGGCCGATCTGACATTCGGATAGTTCCCAAATAATATAGTCTCTTTCCCACCCAAACTCCTTTGCAAAAAGCCAGACGGTAGAAGCTATCCCGGCTGGCCTTATTGTTTTGGGTCTGAATCTCCTCCACCCGTAGTCACCCTAGAATCGGCAATCTCTTTGAAGGTTTCTTCTACAATCCTAACCGCCTCTGTGAAGTCCTCCTCCTTGAATGAATCTGCCCAATCAAGAACCGCACCCCGAAACTTTGCCTTGTCCCAGCCTAGCGAGATTAGTTTCGTCCTATCATTGACCAAGGCAAATAGGGTTGACCAAATAAAGAACTCGGTTGAATCAGAATCTTCCCTAACTTGCCCCAAGATGATCCTGTGCCCAAGGCTGAACTTGTTTAGCTTCTGTCCCTTAAAGGTCTTTTCTGTCATCACAAAAGATTTGTCGAGGGATTTGTTTATGATCTCTTCATCGTTTACTAAGTCGTGGTTCATAGGTATTTGCTCAACTTTCTGCGAAGTTCTGGTGAGGCCGATTTGCTAATTAGTAGTGTTGCCTTGCCAAACTGCTTTCTCACTAAAGGAGTTGCGTTGTTCATCGCATCTAATAGACGCTCACGATTCTCTAGAACGGCTCGGCAATAGGCCAAGGGGTCATCTAGGTTTGTGATTGCACCCCAGCCCTTTTCCCATAGGTCAATGATTCGCCCACCCGTACCATCTGGAAGGTCGTTAAAGAAGAATGTAACGCTCCGCTTGTTGCCGTTGTCTGCATCCTCGATAACAGCCATAGGCTCTGTCTCTCGAAAGGGGATGCCAAAGGTGGCGAGAACCGAGGCTAGTTTGATGTTGCGTGTATAAAGGATTTTTTCTTGCATAAGGATTTCTTGGGTGAACTAACTTATTCCATCGTATCGAACTGCCGTAAAGCTGACTTCCTCGAAGTTATCTGCGCTTCGGTTTCTAGAAACTTCCGTCACATAGGCCGCACCAGCAAGATCAAAAGAGCTTCCGTTGGCTACGGTTATGACTGCACCAACCAAGGCACTGAAAGTTGTATAAGCACCCGACACGGAGTGAGTAACTTTCTTATTGCGGAAGGCAACCGCAGTAACATCCCCGCTTTTGTTTTTTAGCTCAACAGAATCAGCAGAAGCAGAGGAGGAAATGGATTTGATAACCATTCCGGTCTGGTCGCTCGTAGCTCCAAACTTGAGGTTCGTGCCAGTTCCGATAATTGTGGCGGCCATATTAAGTTCCTAGTCCGTTGTAGGCGGTTGCGCTTAGATCGAATGTAGCAAACCCATCAGAAGCCTCAGAGAAAGAGGCATCAGTTACATAATAAGTTCCAGAGGAAACAGCCGTTGAGTTAGATGTAAGCGCAAGGGTCTGACCAATTCCACTCGATGCAACCGCCGCACTACAATTCCCAGACATGCTTATGTTCCTGCGATAACCGGAAAAGGCAACAGCCAAGTGCGTTCCATTGTGTGCCGATACCTCTGTGGCTTCGGCAGTTTGCGCTAAAGAAAAACTCTGAATTACAATTCCAGACTCAGACGCAAGCCCAAAAGCCAAACCAGTCAATCCGATAGTAGTTGCCGCCATTTGCTATTTCTTTGTGTCAAACATGCCTGCCAAGGAAGCGAGCCTTGATCAATTCCCACAGAGTAGAACAGACTGCACCGGAGATCAAAGCGACCAACCATAGCTTAGTCTTAATGGTGTGAGCGTCAGTCTCTAGCTTTTGTAGCCTTAGATGATATTCAACAATTCCTAGCTGACTCTTCTCTAAGAGGCCAATCACAAGTCCCTGCCTCTCCTCAATTCTTGCCACAGAAATTCTTACCTCGGATAGACGCTCCGAAAGTTCCGCTACTTGATCTGCGCTCACTTCCACCAATCTGCTGAGTCTTTAGCCAGTCCTAGAATCGCTTTCTGTGCGTCTGCAAGGCTCGTGGTGAGGAATACGGAGGGCTGGCCATCAATGTAACCTAACGAGATGAATCCTTCGTCTAGGAGGTATTGGAGGGCTTTGATTGCTTGTTCGTCCTTGCTCATAACATTTAATAAGAAAAGCCTTATTTAAGGTTACGCATCATACCGAATCGCATCCACTTCTTCGTTTGTTGTGCAGGCAGAGGCGGCGGCTTTGCAGGCGAGGTACTTGTTTCGGCACTCGTTAATCCAGCCCAAAATCTGTGCCTTTTTTTCGCCTTGATAGATTCCATTGGCGCAGTTGCGTTCGTCCGTTTCTGTCACCTTTGTGCGAATAAGTTTGGTGGTTTGCTCTCCCCAGATTTGCTTCCTTTCTTCGATAGTCTCGGAAAGGGTGCGGGTATCTTCCCGAGAAATTAACTCGCCCAGATGGTTGTAATTTTCAAAAGATGGCATTTTATTGTCCTAAGAAAAAGCCCAAAGCACTTTGACTATTTCCACCTCGGCCATCTGCCGATGAGGTAAAGTCGGTAGAAAGATGCGCTGAATTGCCAGGACTTAATTGTATCCAACCAGCGGTATTGTATTGAGCGATGGGGCTTTTGAATCCTGCGAACTGGCCCATAAAAGACTGAGATTGCTGGTTAAAACTACGAATCCCGAAATCTGAGTTACTGCCAGTCGCAAGATATGTTTTTACGACGAGTAGCGTAAGGCCAACTGGCAAAATCCAAGATGATGCAAAAGAAGCACTCTTTACTCCTGTCGAGGCGGTAGATAATCCGCTGACATATGAGTTAGTAATTTGTGTGGTGGGTTGAATGTAGTCTGGGTGGGAATTGTAGGCGGCAATTTCGAGGGTGGGTGTGTTGGTTTGGGTGGCGGCAGTGGTCACCTCGTATTTTACGGTGGCGATTGTTTTTGCTACATTCGTCCAAAACGGAAGGACATAACCGTAAAAAGAGTTCATAGCTATAGTATCGTCCAGCCTTCCGTAGCCAATGATGGGCGAAATTAAATTTGCCGATTGAACTGAGATATTTCCAAATATCTTATTCCCAGCCTTGTAGATCGCCATTGCCTAATCCTTAATGACTGACCCAGCTAGCCGTTCCAGCGGTGGCGAAGATTGCGGACAAAGTCGTAGTCGTGAATCCGCACTCAAAATAATCACCGCTAGATAGTGCCACCATAAATCCCCCGCCAAGGGTAGTGGCCGTTGCCCCAGCGTTCACGAATAGTTGCCCTGCCCCAAGGTTGTACACCGTGGCCATTTTGCGGGCGGTATTGGCAGGGACGAGTGTGGCTGATGTGAGGGACGAAAAACTTCCAGAGGTGATGGCGCTGGATGAGATGGCGATGTTAGCCGTGACCGTGCCAGAGATTGCAGGAAGGGAGCCGATTGTGACGCTGTTGCCAATGGTGACGGAGGAGATGCTTACGGGAACCGTGCCAGAAATGGATGCGGTGACTGAGCCGATCTGTGCCGTTCCTGCTGTAAGTTCGGTGCTTGTAAAAAGTTTTGACGTTGCATTATCTACTGCAAGAAAGCTAGCAACGCCACTTTGAGTTTTTGCGGGTTTTACAGTCCCAATTTCTGCCGTCCCTGCAGAAAGGGATGCCGTGACGCTCCCGATCTGTGCCGTCCCTGCTCCGATGGTGACCGTGCCAGAGATGGGGAATGGTGCATTTAGACTTGAGTTATCTCTTGGATAAACAGGGATTCCTCCACCCTCTTGAATAATCGTTGGAGTCGAATTACTATCTACACCCGTAATATTAATGCCATACCCATCCCCACCAGTTACTTTTATTGCTTGAGTTCCCCAGAAAGAATCTGTTGTTACAACATTAGCAAGATTCGCCGTTACCGTGCCAGAGATGGGCTGAGTGGAGGCAGAGGCATCCACTTTCATCGCTCCAACGGAAGAAACATGGACTATGTTTCCTGTCGTAGCCGTTCCAGTATGACCGCCAATTTTAACAAAGGCAATATTGGCAACGCTTCCTTGTGTTGCAACTGCGGATTGTAATAGGCCAACTGCGGTTGAAATATCTGTAACTGCTTGAGTGCCTAGAGATACAACCGTATGAGCGGTAATATGTTGACCGCTTGTAACAATGGTTGAAAGAGTTGTTGCTGTCTGCGTTCCGTCTAAAATTGCTAAGGCCATATGGTAGGTTTCTTGTTAAATGGTGGGCAGATAGAAGCTGTTGAGGGCATCGCTAAAGTCATAATCCCTAAGCCCATCAGCATTTGCGTCTGGGGTGACGATAAAAGATAGGGTCAAGCCCCTTTGCCAAGCTCTTTTGCTCGCCCTTATGCTTGGGGATTGGGAGGTGATTCTGCCCATAAATATCTTCAAATCAGTTACATTGTCTTGAACTTTAGTGACTAGAGTATTGTTGTCGCTGTATAGTGCGGAAAATATGCTGTAATAAGTATCATCAAAAACAGACTGGGTAGTGCGAGCGGTTGAATCGGAGTAGTTAAGTTCAACGCTTATCTCGAATACACCGGAATATGGAACGATCTGTTGGCTTCCAATAGATGCATTGATTGACGCATAAGGGAACAACCTTAGCCCTGTTCTGTTCGTAGTATATACATTCAGCCCCGAGACTGGGGTTAGTAGGCTCGCCAAGGCATCTTCAACTTTGAACTGGGGAGAGGTCATAGCGATGTGCAGGTTGTCTCTAGGGAGATTGTTTTTGACCAAGTACGATTGGCAGACAGCACGGCGGGGGATTCAGAGACTACATTAGCAATAAACACCTTGAGCGTGGCCGTGGTTAGAACACTAGCCAAGTTTGGGCTTTGATACATTACTTGCAAAATCTCTTGGAACTTAGAATCAAAGGCCGCTCTGGTTGTGGTGTCTGCTCTGGTCGAATAGGTGACTGAGATTGGGCATTTGAAAACCCCGCTGTAAGGAATGATCTCCTCCGAGCTAATAGAAGACTCAACCACTAGGCTAGGCAATAGTCGAAGTCCCTCCGTGTCCCTCTTGAAAATGTTTAGGCCGGTTGAGGAGAGGGCGGTTGCCATTCCGTTCTCTAACTGCCTCTCAATGGAAGTCATTTTAAGTTGTTGGGTCGGCTACATCAATGGTGTATGAAATTCCGTCCGTGCTTTGTGAGTATCCAGCGATCATTCGTTCAGCCGTTGCGATGGTAATATAAGAACCCACGACAGGAGGGGCAGAGATAGCGGAGGCATCCACAACAAGGCTCTGGGTTATTTTTAGAACTTCACCGCCAATGTCTAGCTCCACCGCATAGGCTAGGTCTGTTACAGAGGCCGAAACAGCAGAAGTAGCAAGGCCAGTTACCGCCGTGTATAGGTCGGAAATCATCGAATTTAAGTCTGTCTTAAAATAGGAAGTTTGGATATTACCAGCCATAAACTCACCCCTAGTGTCAATCTGCTTTTATCATGCCGTCAAAGTCCCAAACATTCTGCACCGCAAACTGGTTTCTCTCTGGAAAGAACATGGTTTCTTTCTCCCTTCTAACTGAGGATGCCAAGATCATAGGTGAACTATTGATGCCCCAGAAGTTCTCTGCCCCCCGAATCGCCCTTGCCATTTCTGCAACGCTTGATGCCGTGTAGGTATCTAACCCCGCTATCTTAATATCTGCCGTTGTAAGCACATAGAAGTTGTCTTTGCCTAGCTGTTGCCTTGCATCCTTTATGAGTGCAAGGGGGTCTCGGCGGTCGCTTTGGCTTATCCCGAAAGGTGCGACTAGGTTGTACTTTTCTGGAAGTCCTTTGGCTGGCTTATCGTCTAACAGATCGAGGACGATGTTTGTCTTGTCTGCATCCTTAATTTCTGGGTGTGAATAAACAAACTCGTGCCAAGGGATTTTGCTTGCCATAAATGCCTCATACCGAGTTGGCCATATTTCTAGGTCTATCTTATCGCCTTTGTTTCCTCGCTTACAATAAGAGACCATTTCAAAGACTCCCGCATATTGCTCGTAACAATCAATGAAAACCTCGTGGCCTTTGTCGGCTAGAAACTTGGCGGCGGGTAGGCATCGAAGGACATCCCCAAGACGCTCCCGGTAGATAATGGTTTTAGCGGTCATCAGCCACGCTCTTGTCTTGGAGATGGTGAAAGTATTCGGATAATCTGACTGGGCCAGTTGTTTTTTGCAGTTCCTTCCATCCATCCACCAACCCGCTATACCCATAGAAATCTTGCTTAAACTCAACTTGTTTCTGGATGGCGTAGGCATAGTGATCGAACACTAGCCCCCAAGTTTCCGTCACTCCCCTTGGCACTAGCCTAGATTGAATGTTGAGCCGCGGGGGTTCGTGACTCGTAAAGCATACGCCCTTGCCCCACTTCCAAGCTCGCATCCATTCATACCAGTTAGACCCGAATCCTTCCCTTGTAACCACTCGCTTGTTTTCGCCTACGAAGAAATTGCAATGAAACTGCATCGTACATCCATCCTCCGCTCCCTTTAGACATTCATAGATTCCCTCGATCTGTTCTGCTCTCCACATTTCGTCGCAGTCCACTTCCATAACTACACCGGAATCTACTCCAAAGAGGGCTTGTTGAATCATCTCTAGCTTCCCGCTGAATGGTTTGCCCTGCGAATAAACAACAACATTCCCGCCTTGGATGCTTTCAATATATTCGTGCGTTCCGTCTATGCTCTTAAAGTCCTTGTGCCACTTGTCGGGGATTTGCTTGCACCATCGAGTACATCCTAGAGGCTCGCTCACCCCCTCTACAATTCTCCATTGCCAAGGGATTTTTAACTTCTGAAACTCTGCAAGATGCTTCTCTATAAAGGGCATCCCATTGAGAACGATGGTGAAGATGGTCAACATAACTGAAAGATGGCCGCACCATTCCTACAAGACATATCTTCCCAGAGAAGGGTGGCTGTTCGCTTTAGCTTTTCATAGTTTGCGTGGTTCTTAATGTCGTTCACATCGTCTAGGGCGATGATTGTTTTCTCCGCTAGGAAGGGTCGGACGCAACGCAGTTCCGATTCCCCAGAGAAAGGCGAGCCATCAATCAATACAAAGTTAAAATCCACTTGATGATCAAAGTGAACATCCTCGATTGCGCTTGTCTTATATTGGTAGGCGGTTTCAAGGCAGACATTGTGCCAGCCCAAGACTTGCTCTAGTGGGTACTGGTTTAGTTTGGTTTTGGTGTTTTGATAGAACTCCTCAATATCTTTCTTGTTCAGCCATAGGCTCGATATAGTTGCCGTTCCGTTGATCGCAACACCCCCTCTAGCAGATAGGTTCATAGCGTGTCGGCCTATATGATCTGGATGGTTCTCTATGCTGAATAGTTTCTTGGTCTTGATACATTGTGTTGAGCCGTCCCCTGTTCCTCCTCCAATCTCTAACCCTACATCTAGCCCCTCGCTATATTTTTGGAGGGCTTGGCCGAATGAATCGTGGATGGTTATTTCTTGCATTTTGCCATCTCTAATAATGCCTTCTTGATCACATATTGAATTACGGCTTCTGGGTCTTGCTTTAGGGCAAGCATCCCGCACTCAAACAACTCTTTCTCTGCCTTCTTGTCATAGGTAATATCAACATCAACGAACTTGGTTTTGCAGGGTCGGAACTTACCAAAGGTGACTATACCGATCTTATATGGGGTTAGCCTATCGAGGCAAGATTGATTCCAGTAAGTTTTTTTAGCCCACCCACTATCTTCCCGAGAGTGCCCCTTGGTATCCTCGCCCTTTTTGGCTTTCCTACATCCAATTATTTGCTTTGCGCTTTTCATATATGGCTTTGCCTTTCTCGTAGTATTCTGGTTTATTGTGGTTCTTAAGCTGGTCGTCTGGGTTGCCCCCTGCAAACATAGGATTTTCGTGTTTGAAAACTAAGTCCCGAGCTTCGATAACTACATCATCAGCATAAGCCCTGTCGGTGTGCTCGTTGTCTCCGTAAATCCCATCGCTCTCTTGGTAGTCGGGGTGGAACATATGCCCCCCTTGCTTCCTTAGTCTCTTTTGCGTTAGGATGGCCATACAAAGGAGTTTATCTGTCCTAAGCCCATCTGATACTGCCAACACTCTTTCAGCCTCTAGGTTGCCAATCCTGCTCAAAATTAGGGCATCCCAATATCTAGGTGGACTCCAATCATCGCTCATTTGAACTATCACCTCGCTTTTGGCTAGTTTAGCCCCAGCGTTCCAAGCATTGACTATGCCGCCCGGATTCACCCTAATTCCATTGTGAGGCGTGTAGTCCACCTTCTCGTCCTCATCCACCATAAACAACCACTCAACCGCAAGTGGTTCTTTCGCTAGGGCGAGCCATTGCATCTTCCGCTGAAAAGCTATGTGTGGCCTTCCCCTTGTAGCGTGGATAATGCTGATCTTTGGCTTTGGGTACATATTGCCTAGCTTCTGCGCTTCTTCCTTTTGCCCATAACAAACCGAGGCTATCCGATAAGCGTCCAGAGCTTGCCAATCGTAGATGCCGTGAACTTGATTCCAGTAGTGAAGGGTTGGCCTTGGCATCGCCATACAAGCCCTTCCAGAGTGCCAAGCCTTAGGCCAATCGCCCCTAGCTGAATACTCGGCCATCAAATAGAAGTATGCCTCCCTGCGAATCGGGTTTATGGCAATCGCTTCCCCTAAGTATCTGAATCTCTTTTCATTTGGTGAGCATCTCCCAAGGTTACAGAGAAGTTCATATTTAAGAGTCTCGTCTAGGTCTTGGAATACCAAAGCTCTTTCCCCTACTTCAATGGCCTTGTCTATCTGTCCCCTTAAGAAAAACTCTTGGTGTTGATAGTAAAGATTGAATGGGGCAGAGGTTAGTTCATCGGCTAAAATGCGATGGTTTCTATCGGCTGAATCTGCCTTGCTTGTGATTGGTCTATGAATCCTAAGTATCTTATCAATGGCCAAGAGCTTCCCCCTATCATTCGGCTCAAGGGCTTCATGAACTCTGTTCCTCCACCTACCGCATCCCTTCCGCAAGGCCATCTCCCTAATAGGGTTGAGGCCAGCGTTCTCAACCAGATATCTAAAGCAAACAATTTCAGCCCCCACCTTCTCGGCTTGTTCTAGCCCTTCCTCTAAAATCTTTTCTCCATCCTCTGCCATTATATCGTCAGCATCTACCCATATCGACCATTCATTTTTACAGGCTTCTAGGGCGGTGTTTCTAGCCGAGGCGAAGTCATCTATATGAGGCCAATCCAGTTTTTTATTTTGATAATGAATAACTCTAGCACCGAGAGAAAGTGCGATCTCTTCCGTCTTGTCGGGCGTAGCTGTCCCCCGAGCCATACATACAACAACCTCCTCTGAGATTGGCTTAAACGATTCAATGACTCGCTTGATGTGGGCTTCTTCATTGCCAGCAATTAGATAAAGGGATACAGGGATTTTCATTTGGGATTTCAGTTGTTAAGGATTTCTTAAGTCATAGGGATGTCAATTAAAAAGAAAAGGGGGGAGTAGGCTTTCACCCGCTCCCCCCATTTCAGGAATCAACCACCAATCTTTATGCGAAGTTCGTGGTGATACGAACAGCGGCGTTCGGATCAATAATAACTTCGTCCGTATTCATACGAACCCGGAGCACTTGGCTACGGCGAGCTTCGTCACGATAGCTCTCTGAAACGAATCCACCAGCCGCATCGCCAGTCCAAACCAAGGTGCGTCCCATTCCACCAGCGGTGAACTCACCACCGGAGACTTGGCCAACCACGATTTTCGCTGAGGAGACAACGAACGAACCGGTATACGATTTGTTCTTGCCAGCGGTGTTAATTGCCGCACGACCTACGAGGAGGTTCGTCACACCGAGAGCCGCCGCAATCTCCGCTTCGGAGAGCAAGCGAGCACCTGTGCTAGAAATCACTCCGAAGAACTGATTCTGTAGGAGGGTTGAACGACGAATCAACTCAAACACATTGGCCGACATTGCAACGCAGTTCGCTTCGTAACCATACTGAGCGAGGGCGAGCTTGGCGGTAGCCACATCACGAGCGATGTCTACTGTCGCAACAAGGGCTTGGGTGTAGTTAACGGCAGGGCTTTGATCGGCAATGGTGAAGGGAGTCGAACTCGCCCACACAACATCATTCACACGCTTCTCGTGCGAGAGCTTCAACTGACGAAGCAAGAACTTCGCTGTTTCGCTTTCATACGAAAAAAACCTGTTTAAGTCAGCAGAAGCGTCATCTGGAACGAGTTCCTCAAGTCCGAATTCGTTCGTTACATAATTTGCTTGGCTGAAAGAACGAATTCCCCTGCTGTAGTTCGAACCGCTTTCACGATTGAGAACATTGTTGCTGAGGAGTTCGCCAGCCGCTAACTGCACCTTCAAATATGTTCCCGCTTTTGCATCAACATTTTGAATGGGGAGGAGTTGCGCTCCGATCAAACCCACATCCGCTTGAGGGGCTTCGATCAACGCTTGGTTGATATCTGCCCGAATCGTTGCACCGCCGTTAATAAATGCCATATATTTTAGTCTTTCTTTGTTAGGTTAAATTACTGGGTGAGAGGAACTGCGATTTCAATAACCGCATCAGCCGCTCCACCTTCGAGGGCAACTCCGACGATGCCAGTATTGGCCGCTGCAGTTGTTACGAGTCCAGCCGTGCTAGTAGCCACTAGGCCACCAACCGCAATAGCCGTGTCGCAATTAGCGAAGAAGGTTGGGTAAAAGAGTTTGACTGAGCCGACATCAGAGGCGGCCACATCCGTTAGGGTGGAGCCGACACAACGAGCCGAGCCAGAGACAGCCGCACGAGCCGTGCCGTCAGTATGAATTTCCACTAAGCGATAAGCACAGATCGCACTAGCAGAAAAGGTGAAAGTGCGAACTGCACCGCCGTCGATATTAGTTGCCATATTATTTAATCTTTCTTTTTAGAGTTTGAAAATACCACGAGTCAAAGCCTCGGTGTATTCTTTGGGGTTTGAGAGCATCACGGCTTTCATGGCCTTGAGCTTAGAAGTTCCGTAATCGCTATGGGCGGCCACGAGTGCTTCAAAATTCTTGGGTTCGTCTTTCTTTTCAGAAGGAACTTCAATGGAGGGCGATGCGGGAATGGGCTTAATGCCAAACTCGGTGAGAACTTTCTTCACCACTTCACTCATCGCTTCCTCTTTCTTTTCCTCATCAACAGATTCGCCTTCGGCTTTTGCACCTTCGGCAACTGCCTTGTCATCCATAGGGTCAACAACGGCTAGCTTTTTCTGCTCTTCGGGTTTCATAGCGGCTTCGATAGCCCCTAAGCGGACTTTGATGTCCTCGATATCTTTCATATATTGGTCATCCATATTAGTTTTATCCTTTTTGTCAAGTGGTGCTTCCACTACTGCTTTTTTGACTACCGCTGGAATCGTGCCTCCTCCGCTAACATATCCTAGTTTTTCCATAAACTTCACCATCTCCTCAAAGAGTCCGTTGGTGGCCGCCGGAGAGGAGACAAGATCAGCCGAGGCGATGCTTTGGGGTCTGATGTAATCCTTGCCATCAATCGTCTCGGACTCATTTACAAAGGCTAGGGAAACGCCGAACTGGTCGGGGGCTTCGCTGGCCATCTCTTTAATCAGATCGTAATGGGGAGAGCTTTTGAGCAAGCGAAGATCAGCCACTAGCTTGTTGTTCTCAATGCGGGGATTCCTTGCAAACCCGACAACCGCCTCTAGTCCAGAGCCGTGGTTCATCTTCACCTTCGTTCCATTCTTGGCTAGCTTCATTAGGTCGAGGGCTTTGCTCAAGCTAACTGCATCCACAAAAAGATCGTGGCCTTTAGCCTCTCCCACTTCAAGGATGGACACTGAGGCCATTTCGGTTTCGTCATCGGCAAAGGTTGAGTAGGCAACCGCTGACCGCTGGCTTTCGTCTGGGTATTCAGCAATCATATCTTCATCCCCCATAAAGCGGGACACGAAGTCTTTCTCTGATTCATCTGCGGAGGGAATAGGAAGTGGCATAAGGTTATGCCTTCTTGTCAATCTGCTTTTTATTATCTGTAATCGGGCCACCCACAATCCAAGCATCACAAGTCCTTTTAGATGCACACTTAAAGTCAAAAATCTCGCAGTATCCAAGATTCCCACCCACCGCTACTTCGTTCGCATCCGAGCCAATCCCCTTCTTGATACATCCCAGAATCTTGTTCCTCTGGTCAAAGGCCGCACAATTCCCGCAAAGCATCTTCTTTGCTGTGGGGACATCCCCTTGAAATTCGTCTGCCTTGGCCTTCCAGTAGTCCTCGTTGGGTTCGTTGGGATTAGCTGGGCCATAGTTCGCATCATCCACGGCTGTCTGTCTATTGGCTAGGTTGGTCTTTACATCTTGCGTTGCGATTGGGCAAGAGGCTGGTTCGGCTAGTTCTTTCTTATCCCTCGCATTCATCTGTCCCACGATCTTCTTTGCCCAAGAAAATCCAGCATCCCCACCCCATCCATTCCACGCTTGCCAACCCTTCCCCTGCTCCCCAAAGGTCGAGCCTTTCTTGTCCACCTCGTGCCTGTCGAAAAAGGCTTTCATTCTTTTGATGGTGTCGGGCGATAGCTTCACCCCATTTTGTAAATCCCTAGCCCTAGCGATGCCTACTGGGGTCATTCCTCGTTGGCTGGGTGGTTTGGTCTCCCGCACCTCTAAGGCTCTTTTAGCGGCATCCCTAGCCCCTTGTGGGGGGGTAAAATCAATCCCATCATACTTTGCCAACTCAATCCCACCCATCATCCCCTCAATCAGCATTTTGATTGATGCGGGGTCTAGGCTTTCAAGAATCTCTAAGCTACTTTTTTTTTGTGCCTCTTCCCCAGTAGGTTTGGTTGGGGTTGCGCTTTGAGGAGCAGATGTCGTGGCAATAACTCCTATATTGACCCCATCAACTATATTGCCAGCTTGTTCAGTAGAGATAAATGGGAAAGCAGATGTAATAATTGTAACAGCCCCATCCTTTGATACTGAGCCAGAGGCTACCGCATTGATAATTAAAATCAGAGATGAGACTTGCGCTCCGTTCAAAGATTGAGTTGATAAATCTTCCGCTGGTTCGATTGGGTCTTGTTGAGTCTCTGATTGTTGTGCGGGGGATTGGTCTTGTGATTGATCGGTTGGCTTTTGTGTTGTCTGCGCTTGGCTTTCCCTTTGGAGTCCCTGCATCGCAATATCTGAAATAGTATCGGCTGAAACTTCGTATTCCCCAGCCAAGTCCTTAATCAGCTTGGCCTCAATAGCCCTTTGCCTCATTGCGCTTTCAAAGTCTTGGCCACGCTCACTATAAATATCTGCCGCCGTCCGCAAGCCACTCTTAAATTCTGAGATCGCAGATGCACTATCTCTAGATAAGTCTATGGAGACATTCGCTCCAAAGTTAAAGATGCCCCTAGTGGTTCGGCTTCCAGCGTTGTTCTCAATCAATCCCCTTGCAACCGCATCGGCAATCACGATGTTCTTAATTGGCTTGAGAACTTTGTCATCTAGTAGCTTCTGGTATCTGCGGAAAGTTCGCCCCGCTTGTTGCATCTCAAGTCGGGCGGTTGGGCCACTCATAGCGGAGGGGTCAACGGCGAATGAATAAGGGATGCCTACGCCTAAGCAAATGTTACGGAGTAGAATCTTGTGAAATTCTGCAAACGCTCCGCTTGGTCTGTTCGGGCCATCGGGGAACTGAATCGTTTCGCCCGGTTCGAGATAACTAACCTTACCCGATTCCATTGTCTCTAGTTTGATTGCTTGGTTGGCAAAGTTCGTGTCGGCGGTCAAATCGCTTAGGTCGGAAGCATTGTTGTTGTTTCTTAGAACGATTGCACTCTGCGAACTCGCCACTTTAGCCGACATCTTTTCAAAATTGATTATGTCGTAAATGTCTTGTGCATCGTTAATTGCAGTATGAAAAGCAGAGATGCCCCTGTACTGGTCGATGCGGAGTGGGTCGTATAGATGGAACGCTTGGCTTGCGCTCACCTTTTGTTGAAAGGTGTAAGCGTTGCCGATAGATCGTGCAAAAATATCGTAGGCAGTAGGAGCACCAGTTTCTTGGTCGATATGGATGCCTCCAATCAGATCGCTAGTGGTGTAAACTTGGAAAGGATTGCCGAGTCGATCTGCTTCGATGCCTTGTAGTTTTAGATCGCCATTGTTGTCTCTAATTAAAAGGAATAAAAAGTCACCATCTCGGAGCATCGACATCACCGCAACTTGCATAAGGGTTGAACCAGTATGCCTAGTGGAGATGTCGCAGTTGTCCCACCATTCAGACCAGAATGATTCTACATCTGTATTCACCGCTGGCTCGCTAGTCCGTGCTTGGTAGGAAACATTGGCCGCCGTGTGCGAGGCAAACTTCATTAGGATAGATCGAACCAACCCAACATTCTCGGCCAAGTCCCTGCTCCGCTTCATTAATTCAATACGATCATATCCAGTCCGATAACTCTCTGCACCCTGTAACACGCTCGGGCCTTTGCGTTCCCGATTGTACTTAGTCGCATCGTAATTAAAATGTGTCAGCTTTGCCCTTGCAATCGCTCTCTCAACTCCCGCTTGTGGGTTGACCAAGGCCACGGCTCGGTCGATTAGGTTAAGGGATATTTTCTTCACGGGCCAAATTTTGCGTAGGTTGTACGAATCCTTGTGCCACTTATATTTTGAATGGCAAGAGTTAGTTCGGCGATGGTTGACGAAACCTCCCCGAGGTTCGCCCTCGAAAAAGAGCGTCCCGCTATCGAATACGAGCTACCCGCCACCGCAATAGCTTCCAAACAGGTGACATATTTATCACGCAAGGAAGTTAGGGTGGCTAGGGGTAGCCCAATAAAATCACCCTTCGCCATTGATTTCCTCTTCTGTCAAGCTAGCGGGAGAAATCCGTAGTAGCTTGTAAAGCCCAGCCCCGACGATGTTCATGCACTCACAATCGAGTAAGTGGTTCTGCTTTCCGATTTGCTTCCAGACCATCCTAGTCCTACCAGTTAGCGGATTCTTCACCGCCACCTTTACCTCTGCCCGAATATGGGTGTGCCAAACTTCGGGGGCATCGTCGGCCACGAATCCGTCTGCGTGGAGGAGGTTCGAGAATATGTCTTTGATGCTAGGGTTAGACCACCGCCAAACTGGACATAGCCTCCACTTCCACCCAATCCTAGATTGCCCTGCCTTACCCGATAAGGGGTCGCCATTAGAGATTCTTGCAAAGGGTCGAGTGACTTTTTTTTCCCCCACAATCTCTGAGAAGGAGGAACGATCTGAACCAACCAAGGCCATCCAGCCGTGCAAGCAACATTGATAATAGACATCTCTAGTTTGATCGCCCGAATCAATAAAGACCATCTTGGGTAGTACCTTAAACTCCTCTGCCTTTGCTTCTATATCGCCCCAAGTCTCAAGGCGGCCAGCCCATACCATCCGAGACTTGCCTTCATCGTTGTAGGCTCGAACAAGAACCCAAGTGTGAAATCCACCGGACTCTTGAACATCGACGCTCATCACGCACTTCTCGCCCTCCCTAACCTCTCCCATTTTGTAGCCACCCGCCTTAATCTCGATTCGTTCCTGTTCGTGTTCAAGCCAAGGCTCGGCCAAGACTCGATTGATAAAATCTTGTAAGCCCACGATTCCCGCATATTTATCTTGCAGGAACTTCACCGCCAAGCTCCCAAATGTAACCCAAGGGGCATAGAGGCCGTTGAGGTGGTAGGAGCGTCTATTTTTTTCGCAATTAGGATTAGTTGGCCTCCACTCCCCCCCTCTAAGCATAGCGGTTTTTTGTCCGTCAGTAATTGGCTTCTTGCATCCTTCACACTCATAAAAGGCTGATGATTTTACTAAGGCGAAGTCATAGACGCTATCCTCTAACTTTGCTTTATCGTCCCACTTGATTTGCCCCCAAATAAGTTTCTGTTTCAATCCACAATGCGGACAAGGCACAAAGAAGAACCGCATATCCCCTTTAAGCCACTCGCTCCATATCGTGCTATCTGCCGTAGTCGGGGTGCTGGTGGTTATGATTAGATGATTCGGGTAGGTGCTAACTCTAGCCTCTGCCAGTTGCAACGCTCCCGCCTCTGTTTTGCTAGACCCTGCCTCTGGATATTTGTCCACCTCATCGAGCATCAAAAGGGAAACGCTACGAGAGGCAAGATTGGCAGGGCTGTTGCTTCCCACAAACCAAAGGCTCATCTTTCTAAAATGCTGTTCCAGAATCTTGATCTTGTCTGTGTTGTCGGGCTTTTCTTTGGCTAGGGCTGGGCAGTCATCAATCATCGGTAGCCATCGAGTTTCAGAGAACGATCTAGCAAGAGCCTCGGACGGCATCACCCAAAGCGCAGGGCAAGGCCGCTCGGCTAGTCGATAGGCTAGGCCAGCGAGAATAGTTGTAGTCTTGGAGGTCTGCGCTCCCCAAACTAGGCACACCCGCCGAACTGAATCATCCCCGAAAGCCTCTAGGGGTTCTCGGACATAGGGCGTTAAGTTGGTTGAATACGCCCCCGGTATGTTCGTCACCCTTGCCGAAAGAGTGAGATTCTTCTCTGCCCATTCTGGTATTGAAAGATGTTCCCTTGGCTTGAATAAATCCCTAGTGAATCCGTTGATTTCCGCAAGCGTGTTCATCGCCTCACCATAAGGCTCTTTTCATAAGCCCATTTCGGATTCATATGAATCTTGTGATGGCAATCAAAGCACACCGCCAAGAAGAACTCTACCTCATTGAGCCTGTCCCCAAATCTCCCCCGCCTGTGGTGAACTTGGCTTGCTACACTTGAACATACTTGGCAGAGAGGGTTGAGAGTTAGGAACTGCTCTCGCACTTCCCTATACACATCGTTCTGCAACTTCCTCTTTTTAGAGACTCGGCGTAGCGGGGTCTTGCGTTTTAGTGGGGAGCGTTTCATTCGTCGAATTGCGAAAGGCTAAGGCCAAGGATTGATATGGCAACCAGCAAAAGCAGGAAGCACTCGTTCACTTGTTAATCCACTTCCCAATACACTCAAAGAAGGTGACGATCAGATAGGCTAGAATGATGAAGCCCCAGAACGCCACATTGAGAATCACGACTGCGAGCACTATCCCAACGGCTATTTTTAACGCTAATATCATTTGAACTCTCCTTCTGCTTTTTGGATGGTGATAAAAATCTGATCTACCCCTTCTTGGATGGCCACCTTCGCACACTCTGGGTCAGAGGGATTGGCTCGGGCTGAAAGGGAGGAGGGCATGGCGTCCATTAGGTTTCGGATTGCTCCGAACCAAGTTGTGATAAACTCCCGCACTTCGTCCATCCTAATCGTCTGCCTTGTTGTTTCCTCATAGCGAGCGTGTTCCATTTCTGCTTCTGATACTCGCTTCTTGGCTTCGCCCCATCCATTGATTGCAGACCGCATCGCAACTGGATTTTCTGCGTTCTTTGCTTTTACCACTAGATCGTATGCGGCCACCTCTATTTTCTTTGACCTCTCCAATCTTCCCAAGGAATTTACCAATCTGAATGAGCTTGCGTCTAATTCTTTCTGTGGCTCGGAGGACGGCAACGATTTCGGAAGGATTGACCTTGCTGTGCTTACCCTTGTTTGATTTGCCAATCGCCATCGTTGAGCGTCCGATTCAGAGGTAAGGGGCATCCCCCGCTTCACCATTCTTGAAAGTTGCCCCTTGTCGATGCTCCATTTTTCTCGGAGTTCTTTTTGCGTAATCATTGGCTAGGGCTATGGCAGAGGCATAGTCCTCGTTCATTTGGCA